GTGTCAACTGAAGCGCAGAAGAAAGCTAGCGCAAACTATGCTAAGAAGATGACGAAATGTGTCAATCTTGCATTCAATAAGAAAACAGATGCAGATATTCTTGAAAAGCTTGATCATGTCGAATCTAAAATGGGTTACATTAAAAAACTTATAAGAGATGATATTGAAAAAGCAAAAAAGGACCAGAGCAATTAAGCCCTGGTCCTTTCTTATGCTTTAAATTGTTGTGTAGTCGAGATTTAGTCGAAATTAAGTCGAGTTTAGTCAACACCTTTATGAATAACCTCATAATAGAACTTAAATTAGACTTTTTTCAAGTATCTTTTAGCAACCCATCCACTAGGAATCTTTGCCCAATCTCCATCGAATTTAGACACAGTAACACGAGTGCCATAATTTAGACAGCCGTCCTTATCGTAATCGTGGGCTTTAGCATTCTTAGTTAATTCCTCATATGTCTTTCTTCTACAGTTAGCTCCTGGTCCTGTTCTGACACTTAAATCACTAGCAGTAATCATATAAGTACCTAAAGTACTAGATGCATTGCTCTGTGGCTTAGGTGTAGGAGTTTCAACGTGTTCATTAACACTCTTATTTAAGATACCCTCTACAATTGCCTTTGCGCACTTGTCAGAGTTCCATTTCACTTTATCAATAGCGTTGTCAACAAAGCAGCACTCAACTAGAAGTGCTGGAGAATTAGTCTTTCTCAACACATATAACTTTGTAGATGTTTTAACACCTCTATTTCTAATACCTAGAGTGTTAGAAATATTCTTGACGATTCTTTCAGCTTCATCTTTGGCTTTTGAGTTGTCGCTATAGACATATACCTCTGTACCTGTTCCGCCTCCAGCGTTGAGATGAATAGAGACATCTAAGTCAACCTTATGATTATTACACTTATTTACAATTGCTTTTAAGTTAGAATTCTGGTCTTTTCCATTATCATCAGTACAGTCATATACTGTATGTCCGTTTGCTCTTAACAACTCAATGACTTTATTTTTAACTTTTCTGTCTTCATTGACTTCGTCTAATAATCCACTTGCTCCACGACATTTTAAGCTATGTCCACCATGTACATTAATAATCATACTTTATACCTTCTTTCTTATAATTCAATACCTTCGATTTCTGCTCTAATCTTAAGAGTGCGAATATAATTTCCTAAATGCTTTTTCTGCTCTTTTAATAGATCAAGTGAACATCTAGGAATGAATGTCAAAGTACGTGCTTCGTACTTGACAGTCATATCATCTAACTTGTCGTATCTGATTTTTGCCTGCCAGTATTCTGCCTTAAATCTGTCCTTATAGTCAGAACTGTTCATAAGTTCTACAGTGTCTTGTAATTCCATTGGTTAGTCCTCCATCTTAATACATCTGTTTTCTAATTTTTGATAAGCGTCAAAGTATAATTCTTTTTTATCTCCATTATAAGTGCACTCGAAGTACATGCCATCAAGAAGTGTAGTTGATAGTAGTGCCTTATTGTTCTGAAGTGTCTTGCATACCCACACTACATAGATATCGAAATCCTGTGGATCTTCTAGATGTTCTTTTGTATATCTTCTTACTTCTTCGGTTGCAATCTTTAAAAATTCGTCATTACCCATTGTTATTCTCCTTGTTAATAGCGTTTTCTGCTACTTCTAAGCCTTTAGTTAAAACAGATGGTACATTGTCTCCGGCTTCTACAAAATTCTCGATGATACTTCTAAGTTCATTAACGATTAAAGACGCTAGAGTGAACCATCCAACATATGTAGTAATTGTTAAATCAACGTTGATAGTCTGACCGATTTCGATAAAAATTGCTGATGCAAGGAATGCGACTAGCACCATTAGCCAGTACCCCAACTTTTTCCATACACCACGCACTCCTTTGGCAGAATTCTCCTTGCCTGTTAATCTAGACTTTCTAATTCCTGTGATGTAGTCGATAATATTCAAGATTAAAAATCCTACGAATAAAAACCAATGTGTGCCTAAAGCAGCAGTCAATACCGCTACAATAGTGCCTCCGATTGCGTTAATCGCATCCATGTATTTTAATGATGTATCATATAATTTCATATTTTCCTTCTCCTTTAAGCATATGAGTAAATAAATATGCCACATACGTATGCACTATTTACATTGTCTTTCAATGATGTGATGGTCCATTGATTCTTTGTACCATCGTTGCTTATGGGGTAAAAACGTACCACTAAAGTTCCTCCTGGATAAACAGCAGGAACGAAAACATTTTGCCTAGGCTTTTTATCGTTAGGGAAATTACTCCATATATATCCCCCTGTGTTTCCACCAATTGGAGCAGTCAACGAACCATCCCAGTTTATTTCGCAGAGTTTCAATCCGTCGTTATATCGGTATTTCAGTGTGATACCACATGCATTAGTTCCACAAGAGATCCAATCAGACCAGCCAATAACTCTATGCTGTATCTTCTTATCCGTGAGCACGGGCACCCACGTATCTACTTGATTCTCTGTATCAAAATCAAATACATACCCATTAAATGACTGCGCTTCAAGAGGCATATTCACCTTTAACTTGCCACCTTCTGCCTTGCATCCCACTCCAATCCCTCTGCCGTCAGCAGAAAAATCAAGCAGCTTAAATGAAGGAGCAATAGCAGCATAAGATGCAACACCGTCTGTCGTGAAGTAATCCTTCACAAGTACTCTAAAGGAATAGGCATTATCTATATTGAACTTGCCAGCGGATGATATATATACCTTATTCTCGCTACTGTATGAATCTGTATAAGTCGCAAGAGTAGTCCACGTTTCACCGTTTTTGTACTGGATCAAAACAGATTTATCATTTTTATTTGCAACAGGTGCAACTGAAAATGAATAAGTAATCTTAACTGCTGTACCTTCATCGTCGGCCTTGTTAGATGTCACGTTCCAACGCTGTGCACTGACATTCTTAACAGTCGGTGACCACCATGGTGTGACTGCAATATTCTTTGACAATGCAGCCTTCTGTCCTCTTGAATCTGTAACCGTTGATTTAAGAACAACTGTGCCAGATGATTTCAACGGCTGAGTTGTAAAGAAACTGTTAGGACCAGGTATGCTCTGTCCGTCAATCTCGTTTTGGTAGTACGTGATTGTAGCACCATTCTTCGTTGAAGTAGATACATTGCATTTGACTTTTGAAACACCTTGAATAATCGTTGATGCTCCGAATCTTTTTGCAATTGCAGCATCTTCATTTGTGTATGTGATGCCTGTGACAGTTGGCTCATAGCCCGATGGAAGTACTAAATCCAATCGGCAGTAGTTAGTACCGATGTACTTTCCGGCACGATTGTATGTATCTACCTTGAATGTCATATATGAATATGACGTGTTAGTCATCTTGTTGATCAGTGAAGTCGGTACTGTCCACTTGAATTCATCATTCCACTGATTAGTAGCAATCTGTACATTCGTATCATAATAACTGTATGAGATTACATGACCAAAATCAGAAGACGCTCTAGGTGTCTTGATTGTCACACTGTTTCCAAAATAAACTGATGCTGGAGAACAGTATGGCTTGGTTGCTCTCAGGATAACATCGCAGTCAATACCGCCCGAAGCAGATACACTACCTACATAGTGGCCCGAAAGAGTTACCTTTAATTCCTGTGAGAATGAGAAATCAAAATGCTTGCCACCGTTGCTGTCATGAGGAATCTTGATGTTTGTAACTGTCGCAAGTGTCTTTGTTCCACTACCTCCGATAGTCACTCCACCAGACCATAACAGTACGCCATTAGCCCACATAGAGCCGTATTTAGTAGCATTTGAATTAATATTCCACTTATAGTATTTAGTTAGTGTAGCAGTCCATAAATCATAGTTTCCGTCAACATTAACACCTGTTCGTGTCATTGTCATTGTGACATTACCATTGCCACCACCAAACGATGCACTGCATGTTGCGCTTGTTGCCATCAGTCACCACCTACTTTCTTAAATGTTAATGATCCATCGCTATTAACAACAAATCCGAAGTTTCCAATCCTTAAAGAACTAGAAACTTCGATGTTTGAGTTATACATTCTGTTATTAGCGAAATACGCTACTTCGTCATTGTTCTGAAGAATAGAGTACTTGCTGTTTGTCTGTTTTGTCTTGAATTCAGATTCCTGTTTACCTATCTCTATGCCGTCTGCATTGAATCTGATATAAGTGTTCAGCTGAGTCTGATTGTTTGAAACCTTGTCAGAAAGGGAAGTAAAGTCTTCTTTCTTTACAAATCCCATCTGAATGCTTTCTGTTGTCTGCTGAATAGTAGATACAGTAGAAGCAAGGTTTGCGCCGTCAGAGGCACTGTAATAATTCTCTGATACTGTCTGTAAGATGGATGCCTTTGTCTGTTCTATAGACGAAGAAGCATCCTTAGTCGCCTGCTGCAGCTGACTGTTCATGTTGTTTATTCTGTTGTCGTAATCATCAATGATTGACTTTAGGTCATTTGCAAGCACTGGGGTGGTCGTTGTATATGTTCCATCATCCCATAATATTTTTGACCTAACCCAGTAATAATGCTTGTCAATGTAGTCATCGGGAACGCTTTTCCACCCGTTACTGTTTGCATCGGGCATTTCCGTTGCTGAATCTGATAGGTAATACTCCGGAGTGATTGAGCGAATTCCCTGCCCGTCCTCGCCATCGTTGACTCTCACGAGGGTCATGCTAGCCGATGCCTTAACCATATAATTAACCTTCTAGCTGAGCGCTGAATGTTGCCTTGTTTGTAATATCACCTGCACCGATTGTGTATGTCGCACCTGTTGCTACAGCAGTAGTTCCGCCGTCCTTATACCACTTGATAGTTCCTAATGCAGATAACGCAGAGCCAGTTACTTCAACTCCACCCTTATATACATGAGCGGTTAAAGTTGTAGCAATAGCGGTATTTTTAAAGATTGTTCCACCACTTGAGGTGATCGCCATTGTGATAGCGTCTAAGCCATCCTTTCCGTTTGTGCCGTTTGTACCTTTGTAGGAAACTGAATATGATTCAGTAGACTTACCATCTGAATAATTAACAACTGTCTTAGTCCATAGATACTGCCCATTTGCCACGCTAGGCACTGTAGTACTCCATGTTCCTGTTGGAGGAGTAGTGCCGCTTGTGCCTGCCTGGTATGTAACTGATGTTGAACTTACAGTAACGCTTGTACCGTTTGAACCGTTAGAACCGTTTGTACCCTTGTAAGAGACTGAATAGGCTTCTGTTGATTTGCCGTCAGAATACTTGACTACTGTCTTAGTCCAAAGGAACTGACCATTAGGCACATTTGGAACAGTAGTGCTCCATTCCCCTGTTGGCTTAGTAGTTCCACTTGCACCAACCTGGTAAGTAACTGATGTTGAACTTACGGTAACACTTGTACCATTCTGACCTGTCTGACCCTTGAATGCGATTGAGTAACTGAATGTCTTGTTGATTGTGATATCACCATCAACGACGATAGGGATAGTAATAGTACCACTCTTAGTTAATGCAGATGTTGCAGTAACTGTGATTGTTGGCATTGGTGACTTGCCGTCAGAAACTGCTGAAATTCCTGTAGGACATGTGATAGTTCCTACTGTGCATGGAACCTGTTCGCTACCACATAATGCCATTACCTGTGTAGTAGTTGTCTGTGTACCGTTTACAGAAGTAGTAGTACCTAAGAATGTATAGTTGTCATTAGTTAATACAACCGAATAACCATCGGTTAAGTCGATAACGTCAATCTGATTGACCGCTTTAATTGCCATAATTTCCCTCCTAAATGTTTAACTCGCAGTTGAATACTGCCTTGAATTTAATGTCCTTTGCTGAAATAGTAAACATGAACCCATTATCGTTGAGTCTTGAATCATCTAACGGGATCTTGCTGAATTCTGTCTCTCCATGCCTTTTGATGAGCCACTGCAGATATGCATTATCTCCAAATGTTTCTCTCAGTTTTGAAGAGTTATCAATCACAACTCCACCCACATAGATATTTACTGTGAATATAGTTGCCACATCGCTGTTCTTGAATGTCGTACCATTTGATGATTCTATACACAACAATATAGAATCCTCACCTTTTGCACCCGTAATACATACTGGTGTACTGTATGTGACAGTATTGTTAATCGTCGTAGCCGTTCTCTGCCATATATAGAATCCAGGACGCCATGTCGGTGCAGTCTCTGACCACCCTGTTTCTGGTGGAATCGTTCCATCATTCGAAGAAGCATACTCACATACGAATTTCTTTACTGAACCCTGTGCCTGTTTGATTGCTTCTCCAGCCTTTTCTTCAACTTCTGAAACCCTTAGTGATATCTTCTCATTGGACAGGCTTAATTGCGCCATCTTGTCATTGATGCCTTCCTGTTCCTTTGCGATTATATCCAGTTTCAAGGATTCCTGGTCCTGTTTAACCTGCAGCTTTCTGATTCGTGTTGTATTAGATACACGTTTCACTGTCTTTTCTTCATTCTTTGTTGTCACACTGCCGTCAACTGTAGACATTGAGAACTGTCCACCTTTATAACTGACAGTTAGATCCGATACAAAGAAAGTGAATTCATTGCTGTTATAATTAACAAGAGCACCAGGAAGAAGGTTATCAATCGATATCATCGTGACATTCTTCACCTGGTTGAAAGTCAATCCTTTAAGTCTGTCATAGATGCTGTCTATAATGCCCTGTTCATCTGCATATAGATTTGCTGAATCAATAAACAGTGTATTACCTGTCTCATCACCCTTAGAAAGATGATTGAGACCATTTTCAGCATATACTCTTGTGAGTGTATACACCTCATTCTTCTCATAATCTGTTAAATCCTGTGTAGCAGCAAAGGCAGTCTTTTCAATTGGAACAAATCTAATAGAATCAATTCCCTCTGCATAGACATTAGCCCCAAACAGTTCAGCAATCCACCCAAGATAGTTTCTTATCACAATCGTGTTATCATACCATGATACGCTCTTATCAAGAACGTACTGTGGTATTCCTTCACGAATAATAGAAAGACCAGTCAGACTTTCAATCTCGTCTAGCTGGTCTTTTATAGTGACAGGATAAGACAGTTTAGTATCGTATGCCTTGTCAAGAGAATAGTTGTTGTCATACATCTTAAGAGTGAGTTCCTTGGTGTACTTCTCCGGCTGATCATACACCTTGAAGTATCTTGTATCAGATGCATCATTCTCCTTGACTTCCCAGTACTTGCTGATGTCGATATTGTCAAGAATGCCGTCATAATTATCGAACTTCATTGTCAGTTCAATTGATGGCACATTGCCTATCATACGGCAGTCAGCAAAAGAGACAGACATCTTATAATCAAGAAGTCTGTCCGTTACATTTGTCTCTCCATATTTTATAAGCATATGATCACACCTCAATCAGAGAGAAAGAGAATGAATCTGCCTTTAGACCAGACTGCACTCTCTTATAATTGTACTTCTTATTTGAAGCATACATCTTCTTGGTTCCTCTGATACCATGATCAGGAATGTAGAGTTCTGCCGTGAACTCTGCCGGAGTGAGTACCTTCAGAATATTCATTACATCAGTAAATGTATTCAACTTATATGTACATGTAATCTTAAGCATGTTAGAACGTATTCTATTTCTTCTTAAGATGCCTGTTGAGACAGGTCTGACACTATCCGAATCTAGATCATTGATTTCTACGCTAATCTCTGAAGGAGTCGGAATAAGTGTTCCGTTTATCTTGATTTTCGCTTCATCTGCCATTTATTCCACCTCCTAATAGTCAAATACAGGCTTTCCTGTGCGTGCTTCATAGTCCTTGATATTGTCAATCACCATCTTAGTGATTACTCTACCGTCATCAAGCACTAATTTAATGATATAAGTAGCACCTGTGCCGTCATTTTGAGAAAGTGATAATCTTTCTGAAATCTTTTCAGCAATCATATCAAGTCCCTGTGTGTTTCTCTGTAATGGTATTACTGCTTCTGTTCCTGCTTCACCAATATTGGCAATAGTGGATGCACTTACGATACCACCTTTTGCTAGTCTAGGAATTCTAGGGATTGAGAATCCTTTTCCACCGACTCCAGGAACCCAGTCAGGAATCTTTATCTTGCCTATACCGCTTAAGAATTTGTTGATTCCATCAATCATGAAATTCAATGGAGCCTTGAAGATGTGGCTTAATCCAGAAACAATACTTTCAAATATCTGTCTGACACCAAACCATGCTCTTCTCCAGTTGCCTGAGAATACACCACTGATAAAGCTAGTAAGACCCAAGAAAATAACTTCCAATGAATTAATGATAGGACCCATGTAGTCTCTGAACGCCTTGACGGCATTCTTAACCGTTTCAAACACATTCTTCCATTTGAAACCGAAAGTTCCTTCCATCCATTCACCTAGATTACGGAAGAATTCTCTGATATTGTTGACTCTTTCGCAGATTGTTTTGTCTGCGCGTTCAATAATTCCTCTGATTGCAGCAAATACCATATCAAATACACCTCTCAATAGTGTTAAGGCCAATTCGAATACAGGTCCTAGAATATCAAGAATTGTGCTGAATATAGGCGTAGCGAACTTTAGAAAATCACTTAATAATCCCATTATGCTCTGGAATACATTCTCCCATGCGTTCCACAACGGCTTGAGAACATCGCCCACAAAATCCATGATGATTTCACCAACTGTATCAATGATAGGTGCCACAATATTTAGAAATACCTTCTGAACAATAGTAGCGATATTTCCTAGAATGCTTACTATGTCATCTCTGAAGCTCTTACTCTTCTGCCATAAGTCTACCACTGTAGCAATGACTGCCCCAATGATGATATTTACAGGATTCACAGCCATTACAATAGATGCAAAAATCTGTGGAAGAATTCCAAATGCACCGCTCAATGCAGTTGCAAGCGATGCCCAACCTGAAAATACTCCTACTGCAAGCTGTATCTGTGTGATAACAGTGCCAAGAATTCCAGCAAGAGTAGAAAATAATGATAATCCCGCAATAACTGATAGTATGCCAAGAATACGACCTACATTATCTGCTATGAAAGAGAATAACCCATCAATGATAATAAGAACCACATCCACTGCACCTAATACAGCAGTCCAGTCAATCGCTTTAGTAACATCTCTCACAATTTTCAGAATCTCATTGATGATCTTCAATATAGAGTTAAATATATTCCATAAATGCTGGATGATTGAATCACCTAGGCCTGCAGTGTTCCATGCATCGGCCAGTCCTTGAGAGATATTGCCAATTATCTTGAAGATGTTAGTGAATATCTTCAATATCAGTTCGACAGTCTTTGCGCCTGTGCCGTTTTCCCACACTGTATACATTGACTTGCCGATTTCCATAAGAAGATTCTCGACACCATTAAATGCATATACTGCAGCTGCAATCATCGGCGCACCAAACTTATCCCATGACTGCTTTAATGGCTGGAAGAATTCTGCAACCTTCTTCTTGATTTCTTCTAACTGCTTGTCTACTTCTTCAAGAAGTCCTTTCTGTTCTTTTGCACCACTGTCATCCATGCTGAATCCGCCGATATCACCACCGGAACCACCAGCACCGCCCGAGCCACCTGAGTCACCTGAAGACGGATCACTTGAACCATTGCTTGAATTGATGTTATTGATTGCATCGAATCCAGCAAGAGCTCCTTTCAATTCCTTCTTGAGTTTAGAAGCATTACCTGCTGCCTTTTTTAATCCGCTTCCTGTTCCACCTGCGCCTTTAGAAAGCTTCTGCGAACTATTGGAAGCATCGTTCATATTCTTTGCAAGAGCCCCTGTGTTTCCTGCTGCCTTCTTAGCATTGTTTGACACTCCACCAAAAGAAGAACTCAACTTCTTTGACTTGCCACCAAACAGTGCCGTCAGATACCCAACGGCGACCATAACAACTTTAGTGAATGCAACAACATATGGGACGCATGAGTTAATTGCCTTTGCAATATTGGTAAAGAATCCAGCAATATTAGACTGCCCGATTGTATTCATTACTTCGGACATACATCTAACAATGGCCGTTCTCATATTAGCGATTGATGTAGCAATTCCACCTGTCGCATTTCTTGCCTGTTCCTCAAATGACTGATAGCCGTTAATGCCCTGTGTATTTAACTTCATAATTGTATCCATGAACTGGTCCATAGATACAGTTCCGTTTCTTAATGCCTCGCCTAGTGCAGAAGCATTGACAAAACCCATGGCCTCAGCCACCTGTTTCATCTGTGCAGGCATTGCAGTCATCGCTGAACGCCATTCGAACATATCCGGTTTACCCTTGGCATATGACTGTGACAACTGTTCAAGTGCTGATTTCTGTATCTCAGAGCTTGCACCGCCGGCAAGAATAGCATTATTTAGTGCAAGGAACATATCTGTTGATCTAGAGATGTTACTGTTTACTGACGTAAATCTCTGTACTGCGCCCGATGCATCATCCAGGGTTGTTGGAAGTCCAATAAGCTTATTGCTTAGTTTCTGTACAGATGCATTCGCTTGAACGCTCCCAACGCCTAGATTCGACATCACACGGCTATAATTGCTAAGAGTATCAACTCTCTTGATTGCAGCATCAACATTACCTAATATCGTTGATTTAATCAGAGAAGCAATACCAAGACCCGCCACAATATTGCGGATACTCTTGAATGAATTGCCAATTGATCCTGTGACCTTATCAACATGATTCTTTAGGCCGGTGACTTCATTCTTCACGCTGTTCAGTTCTGATTTCGCTGATTTCGTCTGTGCAGATATTACTATCTGCAGTTCCTCTACCGTCATTCTGCATCACCGCCTTTCTTTTTCTTAGTGCTTCATTATGTCTTCTACTGAAGGCAATACGAGAAGATCTAGCGTTTGCGACCTCTTTTCTTTCCCTCTCTTTTTCAAACTCTTTCCTATCCTCTTCAAAAAGTGAAGGATAGAAGTCCCACAATTGTGCAGGAGTGAATGAATCATCCTTGCCGTTAAGGACAGCAGAAATACAATCCCTTATCTGAAGGGCCTGTATCTGAAGAGATATCGCTTCCTGTCGCACCATTTCTTTTTTCTTTCTTTCATATGCTGAAATAATATCGAATAGCTCATCTAACGAATAATTCCAAAATGAAAAGGGGTCTACTCCAGCATCAAGCGCTGGATCATAGACCGCCTTGTATATGTAATCTGTAATCAGGATATCTTCTAGAGATTCTTCTTGGCTTCCGCCATTTCCTTTTCCATTTTCGTTTCGAGAGCCCCAGAGAAAAAACCCGATACCTGGAACAATGGAATAAGAATATCACTAAGGAACTCTGTCTGTGAGCCACCTTCATCGATGTATCTATCAAACATATCATTCACATCGCTTCTGTCGATGTTGCTGTTGAATTTCTGAAGACCACCATGTGTGATGTCCAGCATAGTGCATAATGGTGTCATGCCTGTTTCTGTATTAAGAAGGTTGATAAGACTTCCACCATACATCTGTTCTAGTCTAGAGATTTCTCCTGTTGTTAGTTTTAATTTGTATTCTTCTTCACCGATTTTCCAAATAATGAACGGTTTTCTTTTTGCTTTTTCTGCCATTTATCTATATCTTCCTTTCTATGCTGCTACTTCTGTTGGATCAGTAATAGTGAGTTCAGACTGTAATGCGATTGCAACAGTAAATTCAATAGCATCATTGACACCACCGCCCGCTCTTTTAACAGTGACCTGTCCTGAGAATGTAGTTGTAGTGCCGTCCTTCAATGTTTCCTTGAACATTGCAGTAGCTCCTGTTTTTTCTAGCTCCCTCATTAATCTGTATGAAGATGTTGCTTTGCTGTTGTCATACTTGAATGTATATTCAAGGTCTCCAGGGTCTCCGATACCAAACTCATAGACCTTAACTGCATCATCAAGTGAAGAGTTTTCAACTTTTTCTTTTTCAATACCCATGTCAGGAATCTTCTTCAACCCTGGAAGTTCAGTAAAAGAAGTTCCCTTGTTTGTCTTGTCATAAGATAATTTAGCGCCATTTGCTAGCATTATATAATTCCTCCTTATCATTTACATACCATGATAGATGTAATCACTATCATAATATGCTTCATAACTCATTTTCTTGTGTCTAAGTCCTGATGCATCATCAATATCTCTGCATAATACTCTCTTTAGCCCCATTGCTGATAATGCCTTATCAACTTTCAAGGCTGTACCCGATGTACTCTTAGTATCCCAGATTTCGATTCTGTAAAGGACATGTGATGTCTGCTCCTTGTCATCCGTCCATTCTGCCACGCTGTTATCTTCCTCAACATACTGAACGGCTGGAAGCTTAGCCCAGTCCTTAGGATAGATGTCAGTGACTTCAAGGCCTTCATCTGTCAGAGCCTTATATACTTTGTCTTTAATGTTGTTCATATGCTTTTAATCCTTTTCAATTAACTGGCTAATTACAATACCAGCATCTTTTACTGCTTTCTTTTCAGTCTTCTTTGCTCCCTGGTACATGAATGGCTGTGCAGGCTGTCCATCCGACCTGTAATATTTCTTGCCATTTACTTCGATAACTACCCAATGATAGTTATTTATTGCTTCTTCTGATAGCTTCTCTTCAGGAATCCACCAAGGTTCTATAGTATAAGAAGGATGTGCATATGGAGATATTCCAGCATGGTCTGCTGCACCTTTTCGACCTGTTCCGAATTCAACATATTGAGCATATGCCTTATTTGTATAAACATATCCCTTGTCGCCTTCAACTCTTGTCTTAATGGAATTTCTTAATTCACCATTATTTACAGGGCATTCAAGAACGCACCCACTTCTTATGGTTTCTGCAGCCTTTCCAAGAACCTGTTCAGGATTCTCAAGAACGGCATCTATAGCACGAAGCTTTCTAAATAATTCATTAGCACCCTTAAGACTCATTTAATAATCTTCTCCAATTCATAGAGATAGTGTCTGTTATATTCCTTCATACTGATGATTCTGTAATCCGGTTCATCTGTTGACTGATTATAAACATTCACTCCCCACTTTTCAGTGGGTCTGAAATCATCATCCTCATTCTTAGGAAGAATCATATTAAGAATGTAGTTCAGTCTCTCTCCGTACATTTCAGCCTGTAATTTACCGGATGCAGGCCACACTTCAAGAAGCATTGATTTTCTCTTGATCCACTTTTCAGTAGTGACACCTTCACCATCTTTTTCGATGACAGGCTCATATACAGGATAGTTCTTAAGCGCTGAAAGTCTCATTGGTTCCCCTCCGGCTTCTTTTCGTGAACGATTCCTCCTGCACGAATCAGTCTCAGGTTGTTGAGAGTTGAGAGAATATCTTCATAAGTGGAAGACTGAAAAGTAGATGTGATGCCACCTTCTGAATGTGATGATTCTCCGACCATGCCCTCTCTGAAGTACATGGCACATGCTAGATCAGCCACACAGAAATCCATTGCAGTGATGTATACAGTGCGGTTTGTATGTGCAAGAGCACGCTGTTTTGCCATTTCAACATAGATTTTTGCACGCCCCTGACTCGTTCCTGTTCTTTCAGCAACAATCTCAACTAGATCCATAGATTACTCCTCCTGCATATTAGTGAGAACTGCGACCAATTCCTTTTTAACAAGACTAGAATATCCGCTAACGCCCTTTTCCTTTGCAATAGTCTTTAACTGGTCAACAGTCATATCGTTGAGGTCCGTCACTTCATTGTTTTCTACAGGAGTATCTTCATCATTCTTCTTGTCTTCAATGACACGATATCCCTGTTTTGTATAACGCTGAAGGTCATCCTCATGGATGGCCCTTTCAACGTTGATTCTTTTTACAATGATCATTATGCATCAGCTGAGACGTTAGCAATGATTAGGTCAAGCATGTTGTCCTTTTCCCAGCAGTCATGATATCTTCTATAGTCAATCTGCCAAGCATTTGCATCCTGGTTAGTATCAGGGTCAAATACTCTTGTCTTGTCCTGTTTAGTAACACCGATAACACTATTAATTGGCGCCATTAAGAAGTTTACATCCTTAGCAGTTTCACCTTTTGTATATCCACCTGCGTCTTTTGTTGCTCCAGCATCAACCTTGATAGCTGAATACATTCTGTTCTTTGGTGTAGGAATGAATGTGATTTCATCAAGCTTATAGATGTCTAATGTGATATTTCCAATAGTTAATTTACCTGATGTAAGGTTGCTGTTTACCATCTTTTCCTTTAATAATCTTAAAGTGTCATATGTAATATGACAGATGATATCACCCTGATATCCTTTATCACGGATAGTATCCGCTGCCTTTTCTAATTCAGAAAGAATATTCTGTTCAGTCAATGCAGTTGTTAGGATGTTGGCTGATTTCTTTTCTGTAACATCAGAAACAACCTTAGAAATACGGTAGGCATCTACTTCAGGGGCAACATGTAAACGCTGGAATTCTCCCATGACAGTGCCAGCAGAAGCCACAAAGTTAGTTTCGTTTACATCCATTGCATCAAGAAGGAACTTTCTTCCACGGTCCTGTGTCATTTTGAATGTTTCATATTCAAGAGTAACAGCACCCTGTTTATATCCTTCATCTCTGTTATAGTCTCCTAAGCCCACTAATGACATCTTAGGGATTTTTACCTCTGCACCACCGTCATACTTAATCTGTCCGGCATTGGCATCCATCCATGATGTAAGAGTGAGATGCTCCATCTGTTTATCTAATTCAGTCTGAAAAATAGTTGAATACTCTAATGTGTTAATTGCCATGTTCTATACCTCTTTTCTAAAATTTAAGTGCATTCGCGAATGCCTTTCTTGCATTCTCTTCTTCAGCAGTCAATACATTGTTTTTTGCCTTGCCTAAAGGTGCTTTCCCTTTTAATCGTTCATCAACAGACTGCTGAACCGCTCCCTTGAATGCTTTAGAGAGTCTCTTGACAGATTCATTTACGGAATCAGCATCAGTGTAGTCGATGAAGTCAGCCATGTCTGCTGGAACTCCTGCAGCATTAAGCTGTTCCTTGGCAACTGCAGTCAGTTCTCTACGAGTAATTGCTGCTTCTCTATTGTCAAGATCTTCTTTTCTCTTGTCTTCCTCATACTGCTTCTTTTCATCATCTGTCATCTTTTGAAGCCTTTCGGCTTCCGTATGATCCTTATCCCACTTCTTTCTTGCACGGGCAAGTCTCTTCTGGACGATTCTGTCCACATCGTCTTCTGTGAGGGTTGTTACTTTGGCTTTCCCATCTTCCGGTTCACCTGACTGCGCATTATCGGGATTCCCTTCGTCGCCTGTGTCTTCTTCCCCCTCTTCCCCTTCTTCCGCAAAAAGTTGAAGGTTCAAAGGCATCATATTCTTAATGTATTCCATAACTTAATTCCTCCGTTTATAGTCCGTATGACTGTTATATCCATGCACCTTTTAATGTCATATGCACGTTATGGACAAACAGAAAAAAAGAAGAACATCAACCGCTCTTCTGTCTGCTTCTGTATTTCATCAATGCTTTAGGTTTTCTGTCCTTGGGAGGCGGACAGTACTCTTCATATGTCTCGTGTGAGAGTTTTCCGCATATCATGCACATATATGTCACCTTCTTGACAATAACGTGCCTACGGCTGTCAAAATGACTTTTACAGTCATACTCAAAGTACTGGTGATGATGTGGTTTCAATCCTTCAGCCATATGGTTCTCCTTTCTTGAAATTGAGCAAAATAAAAACCGACTAAAAAATAGTCGGCTTATACGAACGGTAATATGTCTTTCAAGTCTTTCATAAATCGCTTGGCTTTTTCAATAGTTGAATTATCAGTAAGGTATTCTATTCCTTTTGGTGTAATCTCACATTTATCAAGATTGTATATATCTATGCTTTCGTCTATATCCTTATCAATTACTATCCCACTGATATATCCCTCATTCAACAGATTCACAATGACATAAGTCCAGTACTTTCTGTTGATCTGCAGATATTTACTGTCGTGTCTTATGAGTGATGCATCAATATCCTTGCCTTGCTTGAGCTGCATATACAGGTAGGATAGAATCTGATAAACAATTACATGATAATCATCCCTTGCCATATATTCCAAGTCCTTTCACGTTGTTTTTTATCAACTAAAGGATTTAACTAATCATCCATAGCATAAAACAGTCTATCGCCTAATTCTTCAGTTGCATACCCTAGTTCATTAGGTTCTTCATTATCATCAAATCCATATTCAAGATTCTTGTCTAATACGTAATTACGAATCTGATTAATCTCTTCATTATTTAGTTCTCTATTCGCATTAACATATTCAATAACACATTCTTTTGAATAACCGTCTTCCGGATTCCAATCTTTCATAAGAAGCAACTTTTTCAATAATTTCACATCTTCATCCAATAATTTGTACATCACAATTCACTCTCTTTTCTTAGGGTTTGTTTGAATTAAATTTCCAGTATCAGGGTTAAGTGTAACTTCTACGTTTTCACCTATATACTTTCTGCTTATACGTTTCCCATTTTCTTTTTCGATTATTTTTTCTGGGTCAGTTAATGCAGAAATAACATCCTCTATTTCAACACCTTCACGTTTCTTATTCTTTTGAGGGCCTTCTTTTTCGGTTGTCCCTAATACTCTTTCGATAAAATGGTCACTTTGCGATTTTATTACAACTCCATCCTTAGTTGTACGCCCAACAATTTCATCTTGTATGATTTTACGATACTTCTTATAGTCTTCAAATGTTGAAAATGCTGATAATTTTCCTGAGCTACGCGATCTCTTGTATTTTTGTAATAGTAACCAATTCTCTTTATCATTATACTTCAAATTTTGAAATTCTGATAGTGATAAAGGTATATTTTGCTTACCCAACAAATCGAGGTATTTTATTTGCTGTTTCCTGTCACTAGAACGATTCTCAACTAATTTCTCAGCAGTGTTAATTGCATCTGCACCATGCTTTTCAACCATTCTCTGATACCACTCTTTATAAGTCTCGTCCGCTGGAACCTTCATCCTTTCTCCTGTAACAGGGTCTCTAGCAAATCTTTCTAGATTATGCATAGTTTCATCGTCAAGATTCATAATAGTAGTAGAACGGCACCATGGGTGCATTGGAGGGGCGTTTACACCTATCTTCTTATCATTCACCCTGTATACACTTCCGTCCTTCTCACGGCAAATTTGAGACGTTCTAAGGTCTAGTGTTGCAACAAATCTATACTCCTCTATGCCGTAATCCCTATAAGCCTGGAAGTGCGCCTCATTGTGAATGTATGATGATTCGGTTCTTACAAGTCTTCTAGCTTTATTTCTACCTGATAGGAACTGTTCGTTGATTGAGTCGGTCATTTCCTTCTCTGTCTTTCCTGTAAGTGCTCCTATCATGAACTCCTCTTTTAGTGCATCGGCCACCTTCTGAGTATTGTTCCATACTCTTTCTGAATAATTCTGTCCTGACCATTTCTTTTTCAGAATGGTTTCAAGAGCGCCTTCATCAATAGGGCCTGTCTGAAGATCTAGACCACTCATTCTTGCAGCTTCATATACTGCATGGTGATAACTGCTTTCATAGACCTTTCGCATTGTCTTCCCTATTGCATCTCTTTCCTTGGATGCAATGGCATTAATCAGCTTATTAATTGACTTGTTAATATCATCAAGCCTCTTCATACGATTCTTATATGCTGGGGCTTCCAATTCTGCTAGCACCTCTCTTTTTTGGGCGCCTGTCTTATTCTTGTATACCTCAAGCAGTTTTTCGAAATCTTTACTATCAGCCTCTGAAAGAAGATTAATAGCCTCGTCTCTTGTTAGATGATGCTTTGAAGCGAATCTATTGAATATTCCCTCAATCTGCTTGGCAGTGTAGATTGCAGCCTTGCTATAAATTACGCTCAACTCTTTGGCGCAGTCCTCAGCCAACTGCATATCCTTGTACATGTTCCTTGCTTCTCGCATTTCCCAGTACTTTATGTTTTTGATGTTAGTCATAACAGAGCACTATCATTCCTTGTCTTTGTCATCATCATTATTACCATCTTCCTTGTGATCATCTGTTTCTTCTTCATCTTCTGGAGGAGTATTCTGATTTTCGGTATCAAATAACTGCTTCTGTGTTTCAAGTGCTTCCTGTTTTTCTTTCTTGACTTCTTTCATTTCATCATCAACATTTGAAACAAAGTCAAGAAGTGCAAGAAGTGTCTTAGTTGATACAACACCTTTAAGATTCGCAATAATCTGTGATAATTCAAGACGGTTCTGTGGTAATCCTCTTGTAAAAACAGGCTCAATCATTGACTGATCAGCAGCAATTGCCTTTAGATTGAGGTAAGTACAGAACATTCTTATACGCTTTTTAAGTCCTTTCTTGTAATATCTCTCTTTTGTCTTGGTGAGAGTCTCAAGTGCTAGAAGCTTATATTGAATAGCAATGCCTGAACTGTTGCCAGCAAAGTTTTCATCTGTCAGATTAGGAACATGAGAAAGTGAATAGATATCTTCCTTTATTGAGCGCTTGAGTGTTTCCACAGCATTCTCGTCAAATGTTCTAGTCAGATATTCAGAGCGTGCATCACTAGGAAGTTCCATAACACCATTCTTACGGATAGCCTGGAGCGCTTTTGTTTCTTCATCGTCATCACCTAAAAGAGCACCATAGACAACAAGTACTGCGTCAATGAACTGCTCCTTATCGTTGATTCTGTCAGAGCATAATGTATTGTATGCGTCAATTAGAGAAATCTGCTGTTCATAGTCTCCAATGCAGTCCATGTTGTTTCTATACTCAATGATAGGGTCCTCACCTAAGAAATGTTGGTAAGGCTCACCTAGTTCTGAAAACTCGCCTTTTTCAAATTCCTCATTGCATGTGATTCCGATTCTTGTGACATAGTTCTCAGTTGTTACTGTTGCGATGATATTGAACCTGTCAGTAGAATCATCTTTTTCAATCGAATAATAAACGCTGAATAGTTCATGCTGTTCAATTGAAGCATCGAAAACTTTGAATGTTGACAATGGGTCAAGTGTCTTGGTCATCAGCTTGCTTTCATGCTCACATAAGTAAACATACTCATAAGCGACACCAGCACGTGACATATTGATGGCATTGCATGAATCTGTATCATCTGTTTCAGCATCAACAAAAGCACCTGTCAGCTTGTCAATATTGCCGTCTTCTGTATTCTTCTTGAATGTGATAGGGTTTGAAAGAAAATAGCCCGTTGCTGTATCTGATATATCTTTAGCATGGTTTACCATGATCTTATTGTTCGGCTGGTTCTTGAACTTCTTTTTCCTGTTCATGATGGCATGCTTACCAAAGTAATAGCCAACATTCTTCAATATCTCAGGAGCACGAATACTATAATGCTTAGCAATGAGACGAAGGATCATGCTTCTGTCTATGTTTGTCTCGTCGAATTTTTCTCGTGGAATCGTGAAAGTATAATACATCTTTTAAAATCTCCTCTTTCCTGCTCTTGCCTTCTTCATAAGGATTTCATTTTCTATAGCATATCTAACCGCATCTATAGTGTGGTTGTTTCTGTCGGGGAAGTCCCCTCTAAGGTTGCCGTCTCTATCCATTTCAATTTCATAGTCATTGAATTCACGTGCAGCATTGGGGCATCTAACAGGGTCTATAATTATTTTGTCTAAGTCCTGAAGGAACTTTATTCCATTGTCCACACTGTCAGCGCCTTTCTTTGCACCGATGATATTGAGACCTAATAGCTTGAATTCATTAATAGTTCTTGGTTCAGCTGAATCAGCAGTAACTAGCTTATTGAGCGGGTTAATCTCTTTTATGAGTTTCACGGCCTTGGCATTTGATAGTCTAGTTCCATATAAAAAGACGCCTGCGCGTCTTGTCATAGTTTGCTTTGACATATGCTAATGGGTCACCAGCATAACCAAAGTCTAGTCCGTTTTTTAATCTATCGAATACCTGTATTTCCTCGTCGGTTATCTCACGTATATCAAGGTTTGTGAAAACCTCACTACCTGTACCGGTTACCTCTCCCAAATAATCATGCCTGTACTTATCAGGCTTTGTCTCCTTCATGTGGTCGGCTTCTATTAAGAACTGCTCCCCAAGCCACTGAGGTGGTGCTTGTAAGTAAGTTGTATGAGAGACATATGTATCATCCCTTTTTACTAGAACTTGCCTGTTGCACCAATTACGTTGTGATTCGGGAGGGTTAAAAGAGTAAAATACACAATACTCATGCCCACCACGAAGAAGTGACTGATTGATATTGGTTATTTTATCGTATGTTTCGAATTCGTCACATTCTTCATACCAGACATATTTAACATAACCGACAAACACCTTGATAGATTTCAACTTCTTAGGATTGTCAGCACCTTTGAATATTATCTGTTGTCCTGTCGGCCTGTATGTCATCTGCAGCTTAGATTCAGGTATGTCCCAATCTTCTTCAGCCTTCAACATGAATATGCCCCACTTTATCTGTTCATAGACTGAACCCCTTAAAGTGTCCTTTACACGTCTGATAACAACGGCATTACTCATTACACCACGTTTCGCATCTCTCATAATCCCTAAAGGAATTTCTGTACCAATGAAAGAAGATTTTAAGGAACCACGTCCACCCTTGAGCCAGTAATGTGTATATGCATTAGTCTTAACATATTTATGAAGATCATAGAACGCTGGGCCTATAATGTCAGAAAGCTTTGCTCTATTCGATGTCATCTATAATTACTATCTGTCCATTTGACTTGATGTCAAGACTACTGCCAGGCTTATTACCGCTCAAGTCTCTAATGAATTCTGCTGCCTTAGTGTCGCCCTTCATTGCCTTTTGAACCTGTTTAATGAGTATTGCATCCTGTACAGTCACATTCTTGCCATTCAATGCAGCAAAGTTCTTGATTGTGTCCACATCAGCTATCTTACCGGATTTAAGAGACATGGAAAGAAGCGATGCAAGATTGTCTTTCATTGCCTTCTTTTCTCTTCTTGCCTTGACAGATGCAAGTCCGCCTTTTCGGCCGTTCTCTCTTCTTTGCTCTGGTGTCATGTTTGCGAACTCACTTTTTGCCATTGCTATCACCTGCCTTTCAACGCAAAAAAGCAACCCATTCTTTGAGTTGCTTTTACAAGTTAAAATAATAATATAATCATGTTGGAATTGTACCTTACTACATCAGCTCTTACATAAAAAAAAGGAAAGCGTCACGATTCGAACGTGAGTCTCCTCAGTGGAAAAACCATACATCAAAGTGTAATCAACCTCTATACTACTACTTCCCTTTTTTTCTATTTAACCAAAACTCCTTAACTTTGTCAACCATTCGCCTTTCTTTATCGGTAAGCCTTCGCCTTTCTTTATCGGTAAGCCTTGCCGCTCCTTTTTTACCGTCATTTTCATTATGAAAATATCCATGATGCGTATGAGGTTGCATCTTATTATGCATATGATTTAAATCAATCTGCTTTGTTCTTTTGCCTGCATTATCATAATATGTAATTGCCACCAGTTCATCATCATCGTTTACCGTGACATAGACACGTCCCTTTGTCATTGTTTCCATTGGTGTTTTTGCGGATGATGCGTCATTATATTTAACAAATTTAATATTCCCTTTTTTTAGAACCCTCCTGTATTCAGTTCCATAAACTTTCTTCTTTTTAATACTAATCCCACTAGATGCACCTCTACCACCCATTTTTTTATACTTCCTTTTATTTTTTTTCTAGTACTTTATTGAATTTATATTTGATATCTCTGCGTTTAAGATAGTATGCCTCAGTATGCCAATGTCATTTTAAACCTTTCGAGTGCCTTTAACATTACATTGCTGACCAGTATAATTTGTGTCTATTAACGCCTTTTTTTGAACTTCTGACAGTATAATCTGTTTTTCTATTTGCTAACTCTTTAGCATAATCATCATTCATTTTTTCTACTGCCTTATCAGATAAAATTGAAGCCTTGCCCTTTCCGACCTTATTAACACGTTTGATAATCGCATCAACATTCCCGTACTTATCGTAAGCTTTTTGAAAAGGATGGTTACTATCAAAATAGCGTACCAAAGACCCACGCGTATTTTTTGTTGTTGCCATCGAGATTTTTCCGCCAATAACTATATAATGATTTGTGTTCCCTTTTTCATCAGTAATGCTAAAGCCATTGTATTTAGCATTGCTCGCTTTGCCTCTTCTTATTCCACTTGATGCACCTCTACCACCCATATATATTATGCTCCTTTCGATATATGATTTATATATTCTTTAATTTTTTCATTTTTTCTGTCACATGATTATCATAGTATTTTACATTAGCCCCCTTGAAGTCATAGCCAATGTCACCACCATAAACAAGTATGTTCTTTGGCTTCAGCCTCTTCATAGCTTCGTCCATGCCCTGTGTCCATATCTTTGTGGCTTCCTTGCTGCGCTTAACTCCAATAGTAGAAACTGAAATTGTACTGTTAGAAGGAATACCATCAAAACAAAAAGTAAATGTTTCTGGTTCAGCCCATGATACAGTAGGAATCACTCTAAGCCCTCTATCCTGATAGATCTGACCAATTAAACGGCTTCTGTATACATTCCATATTTTCATGGCCATAGGCATATCCATGTAAAGAGAAAAGTCAGGAGTAAGAATACAGTCAAACTGTGCCAGCTTATCAACATACATCTGAGGAGATGCCCAAATTCTTTCAAATTGATAGTCATCAATGTAAAAATGAACACCTGATTCATATCTATCAGAATTCAATACATAATTGAAGCCAACAAGATCATCAGGAACATAGTCAATTCTTTCAAGTGTAGGCATTTGATAGAATCCTATTGCTCTAAGTTCATCATATTCATCAAGGTTATATGCGTTTCCTGTTCTTTCTCTTTCATTAACCTTTTCAGAATCGTCTTCCTCAGGTTCTTCAAATTCAATTGACTCAAACCCAAATGAATCCATGTCTATATTGATAATGTCATCAAGTTCACCGCTTAGGATTTCAAAATCCCATTCAGCTTTCTCTGATACCTTGTTATCTGCTAGTCTAAATGCCTTAATCTGCTCGTCTGAGAGGTCATCGGCTACTATGCATGGAACTGTCTCAAGTCCTAGCTTTAGCGCTGCTTTAAACCTTGTATGACCGCATACGATGATATTATTCTTATCAATCACTATAGGAACTTTAAAGCCAAACTCCTTGATGCTGTTCATTACCATCGGAACGGCTTCATCATTCCTTCTAGGATTGCGACTATAAGGAATTAGATCAGCAATAGGCTTCTGCGTTATCTTGATGTCATTCATCTGTTATTCTCCTTCCCGGCAAAATAAAAAGGCACTTATACAAGCGCCTTGAAATCATAGTTCCCTATCAAACTATTTCCACATGTCATATGTTAGCACCTTTATATTACTAATGCGTTTTGATTTCATGACTTTTCTATACTTTCTGTTACATTTTTATCATTTATAACTTCAGATAATTCGATGATACCAGAACAAAGGAAGTGTCTTACCGTTCCTACTGAATACTGCATCAAGTCGGCTATATCATAATCACTCATTAGTTCGACATACTTATAAAACAATGCATCACGATGATTCATGTTGTCTAGTTTCTCAATATCCTCACGAATAAGAGACATCTGAGCAATATACTTATCCTTCATCATGATGTAATCGTTCTGAGTCTTAGGCTCTGAATATGAACCGTTAGGACTGTCATCATATCTGATTGATTTAACATTAATCATCTTGTTATTGATGTACTCCACTCGATTGCGCATATTCCTATAGCTTTTAAGATAGTTTCTTGTCTCTTCTGGCGTCATCTGATTACCTCCTTATTCAAAAATGAAAAATAAATAAATCACTATCACCAGTACAAATAAAATAAAAAACAAAAATTTAACCTCCTTTCTGGAGAAGAAGAAAACAGTCCTTTACTCTTCCTATTGGTTTTCAATTTGTGTCTTCTCTTCTCCCAGCAACATCATAACTTTATAGTTGGATAGCAAAATTAGCGCTTCATACTCTTATTCTTTGCAAAAGAAGGTGAATGAGATTGAAGCAAAGCCATGACACTGCTGTTGTTTGTTGGTTTTAGAATAGAAAAATATGTTAGGGCATCGAATCCATGAGAGGATCTTGCTTTTAGAAAAGAATCTATTAAGTATGAGGGGTCCTAATAAATTTTCTTGATAGTATATAAAATCTAATAAAGAACTCAATGCCATGTTTGATTATCTGATGAACTTCTTTTGAATCTCTTCAAGAACCGTGTAGTAACTCTTTCGCTGCACTCTGTCATTGATTCTTATTCTTGATGTAACAATGCTTATAATTCTATCACTGAAGCTTGTATGATTAATGACTGCAATAATATCATCAGCATCAATCGGCATTCCCTTGTATTCAAGTTCCCCTTCTTCCTTTTTAGGAACAAACGTTGAAAGCCAGTCAAGTCTTGCCTTTGCTAGACTCATAGTGCTGTACTCTTCCTTGTGGATCATCTTCTTCTTGTAATAGAAAACGATTGCACACAGTCCCCCTTCAGGCCATCTAGGAGGCAACTGGAATTCAAAAGTGCATTTATCTAAATTGATGATACTGAACGTTCTGCGCATTCTTATCATGTCATTCTCGCTCATAGGCGCTCTAAAGTAGTCCCATACTTCAACTAATCTAGCCACTTCTATACCTCCCTGATTGTCTCATGATAACGATATTCAAATAACTTCTTCTTGATTTTATAGACGGGAGTTCTGAGACCTTTGACGTCCTCGATGACCTTTTCATCATCTCTGTAATATACGAAGTCGGCAACGTATGTGATTGGTCTTCTTTTCCTCTTCTTTCCATCAATTACAATTTCAAATGACGGTATAAGTTCAAACTGAACCTGAAGAGACAGGTCTCTGATGCTTCCCATCTCTTCGAGTTTCTTGAGTTCTGTATATCTCTTTGCTTCTTTTCGACTGTCAAAGACAATGCCGTCAACAATTGCCTTCTTAGCCTTGTATTTATTCTTGATCATTAGAACTGGATATCCTCTTCATCCATGATTAAGCCTTCATCCTCGAACTGCTGAATTGGTTCATTATGCACATAACTGTTAGTTTGTGCTTGTGGTGCAGTAGCTGTATTACTATCTCTCTTTGTATTAATGAACTGTACAGAGTCAGCAATTACCTCAGTAACATATACCTTCTGACCTTGATTGTTCTCATAGTTTCTTGTCTGAATGCGACCATCAACAGAAACGAGGGAACCTTTAGAGCAATAGCGCTCTGTATTTTCTGCAATCTTCCCCCAGCACACACAATTAATGAAGTCAGCCTCCTGATCATCGCTCTTGAAGTTTCTTTCTACTGCTAAGTTGAAAGAAGTGACTGCCTTCCCACTCCCTGTTCTTCTTAGTTCAGGGTCTCTTGTAAGTCTTCCGACTAATAAAGCACGATTAAGCATTAATAGTGTTCCTCCTTGTCTTTTCTTGTCATAAGTTATTGCGCTCCTTATCTTTTCTGAGTTCTTCTCTAAATGCTGAAAGCGTAGAGAAAAAGACTGCTAATAGGATAAATACTCCAATTATGAGCGCTAAGGCTAGCACAACAAGAAGAATCAGAAGAAACGCATATTTAACTAACTGTAATAGAATCATTTGTATCACTCCTATCTGATAAATAAGTAAATCATCAACATTAGTGTAGCAACATAAGCTGCTGCGAGAATAAAGAAATCTCTGTTAGCTGCTTTGCTGCTGCTAACAAGTTTATTGTTGAATTTCTGAAGATCATCCATCTTTTTGATGTCTTCATGATAGATGCATAATATAGTTTTGTTTGCTTTTTCATAACTTTCGCACTTTCTTTTAAGAGTATTGTTTTCTTTTTTTAAATCTTGGCATACTTCTTCCAGTTCTCCGTATTCTTCTTTTAAAAAGGAATACTCTTCTTCTAGCTTCTTATATTCAGCTTCCTTTTCTTCTACAATTTCCTGTACTTTTTCGGCACTAAAACACACCATTGAAGCTATCCTCCTCTTCTAATTCCTTTATATGATCCTGAGTTCTCCTCATGGATCTTTTTACTTTTCTTTCTATGATTTCAGCAATTTCATATACATCTAGATATCCCATCACAAATAACTCGCAGATACATATCAATACATCTGCAGTCTCTTCATCCAAATGTGAAGCATTGATTGGGTCCAATCCATTACGTTTGATTTTTGATATTGCTTGTATAAGTTCTGCATTTTCTTCCATTGCGATAGTTAACATGTGCTGGTTGCCCCATGTCTCGCATACTTTTCCAAGTTCCGGACAATTTGATACAAGAGCACCAAGCATATTATGTAATTCCTGTGGATCCATTTACTTTCCTCCTTAATCAGCCAATAGCATGATTGCGTGTCCTCTTGGCGAATCATTTACTTCAATATGAGTTACTAACATATCTCCAAAATGGTTATCCATGAATGTTTCACTATGAGTGATTTCCCATTTTGTTCCTTGTATACAAAAATTCCAACTTTTACATCTAATGTCAATGAGTTCATCTTCATCGACTCTTGTTAACACTTCATTTATTCTCATTATTTTACTGTTCTCCTTCTACTTCTAAGTCTTCAATGTAATCATCATTTTTATGTGCAGTTAAATATTTTAATAATTCTGTATCTGAAGCATTAGGACCATAATATAGATCATCAGGATAAAAGAACTTAGTAAACTGCGTATACCATCCACTTTTTTTAAAATATTTATTAAAGCCCATCACTTGAATTTTTCTGACATATAGTTTAGGTGTTAATTTTAAAGTCAGCATTTTAATATCAGCTGTTAAATACTCAGCTTCCCAGTTCTTCTCATTTCTTAAAAATGAGGTTCTCTCTTCTTTATTTTTCAGCATCATTGACCACCTCACAATTCTTAAGCACATACTCGATTGATGTAGGTTCTGAGTCTTCCCATTGAACGAATTGGAATAAATTGTTAAATAGACCCAATTCATTATTCAACGAAAGGCTTCCCCCAACTATCTGCTTCTTTCTTTGGGTTGCTTTTGTAAACGTAGATAATACCGTTTCTTTCACGTACAACGAATCTATATTGTCTCTTTTTAAGAAGATACTCTAAAATTCCATGTTCTAGTTCAGTTAACTTAACAGGCTCTTTGTATTCTTCACATAGCCATTTAAATGTACTAGATGCACCACATAATTGCTTCCCACAATGTTTATATGCAATTGTCTTAATAGCTTTATTCATCCTGTTGCCATCGCCATCGATAACATTTCTTTTTAGTAAATTTAGATATTCTTCATTAATCTCATCTTTGTATTTTTCAGCATTAATCATCGTTAAACACCTCCGCCGTTTTAAGTAATTCTTCAATGTTAAATAATTCGTCTTCTCTTAGGAATTCAAATAACTTCTCACAAAGAGGAACACAATTGAGTGGTTCATCAAATCCGCCCTCAGGAGAGAACCAAGTACCTTCCTTTTCGATTGGCTTCAATGTGAAGAACGCGATTGTGAAATCATCATCACGTGATACCCATTCATAACCTTCAGATAGCATATATTCAAGTAAGCCGTATTCCAGAGCATTCATTTTTATTTTGTGCTTTGTATACAGCCATCTAACGATATTGATTTTTGAACACATGAATTTAGTTTTTCCGTTTACTGGTTCCTTCGTTTGATAACCAAACTTACATTTATTGCATGATGGGCAGTCTGGATCACACCAGAATAATTCACCAGTAGATTTATCTATCAAAAAACTGAAATCTCTGGATTTAATTTCACTTGCATAAAATTCAAAATTTGTCATGTTATAAATCTCCTCCTAGTTCTTCCGTTAATCGTCTTAATTCTTCTTTATCCTCTTCAGTTACTCTTTTTTTAAGTTTCTTTTTCTTCTGGTACCATTTCTTTTCTTTTGCTACTGCTAAAGCAAAGTTCTTTAGATTGGTTATTTTATCAAGTCCATAGAGTTTGCATGTTTCTATTACTTCATCGGAAACTTCTTCAAAGTCATTTTCAATAAGAAAAGATTTTAAATCAGACAAGTCAGAGTCACTGACAGACAGTCTTCTTTTATTCTTTATTTCTTTTATTCTTTTATTCTTATTACGTCCTACCTCTTGTCCTACCTCTTGTCCTACCTCTTGTCCTACCTCTTGTCCTACCTCTTGTCCTATTTTTAGGACACTAGGTGAGACACGGTTCTGGTATTTATCCCAGTTTAATACCGTCACTTTAGTGCCCTTTTTAGATATATCTAATTTGATTTTTCCGCACTCTTCTAAGAGGTGAAGATATTTAGTAATGGTGTTTTTTGCCATACTGCATCTTTCTGATACCTGTCTTAGAGACAAGATGCATTGTCCTCTTTTGATAAGCTGGCCATGATGATAGTAATCAACAGGATTGGCATGAAGAAGGATGTCAATCCAAAGGTGTAGCATTTTTGAATCATGATAGACTTCGTCGTAGTCCATCATGTATAACTTGATCCATCTTCTTTTTTCATCCATCCCTCATGTCTTCCTTTCTTTAATTAGAACTGTTCATAATCAAAATCTTCGCCAAAGTCACCGAATTCAGCATCACCGAAATCGGTATTGACCATTGCTTCTTCTAGAACCTTGTCAGCTTCTTCGTGTGACTGCGGTGCTTTAGGAGCTGAACTTTCATGCTCGATTGCTTTAGGCGCTTCTTCCTGTGCCTGTGGTTCTTCATCGTTTACAAATGTAACAGGAGCATCAACATACTCTTTTGTGCCGTCACTATTGATTACTGCCATATCTGCATCAATAGCATTCTGCAGATCAATTGACATGATACCCCACTTACTGATCAGCTGACGGAGCATAGTCTTGTATGCCATTCCGTCAAAGTCTTTAGACCAGAATGTCCAGTTAGTGCCTTTTCTTTTATCTGCTGCATATCCTTGAGAATACTTAAGCGCATGTGCTTCCATCTTTTCTTTTGACCAGTACATCGTCTTTCTAAAGCCGTTTGTATATTCAAACATTGCATAATAGCCGACTGTCTTAGCGTTCTCTCTTACAAGTTCATCATCAATTAATCTGACTTCAATCTCTTCATTAAGAGGATCGTAACGGATTAATTCACCTTCCTTAATTGAAATAACATTTAATTTTCTATACTGTCCACTTCTGATAGCTAGCTGAATGTATCCTTTATAACCTAATTGGAACTGCGCCACTGTTCCTCTCTTAGTCTTGTAAGGTACAAAGTAGTACTGTCCTAACTGAGGAGAAGGAGATAAGTTGAGCGCTTCGCCAAGAAATGCAGCAGTAATGATACTATTAGGCTCACACTCCTGAAGCTTTGGATCATTGACAACTGTAGAAGTAATAGAAGCGATGAAACGTGTTCCATTCTTACCGCCAACAACATCATTGATTTTTCTCTGTACTGCTGGGCTTGCGATAAAAGTACTGAATTTTGCTTTGTTTGTTGTGTCTTTTCTTAAACTGTTTTTAACTGTCATTGTTATTTACCTTCTTTCTTCTTTCTAGGGAATCTTAAATCATAATCGAAACAGCCATCATATTTGGCTTTGAGATAGTCTAGAGATGTTTTTAATTCATTTAGTGCAGCATTTGTTCCTACGATTTTACCAACCAGCATCTTTAGAGGTTCTTTTTCTTCTGAAGAAACATTTACAGGCTTTTCCTGCTGCTTAACTTCTTCCTTCTTTGCTTCTTCTTTCTTCTGATGTTCCTGTTCATCTCGTCTATTGATGATTTCTCTAAATCTTCTTTCGAGGAGTGGCTTAATGTCCTCAAAAGAGCCGTCTCTTAACTTATCTTTATAGACACTTACATCAATCATCTGCTGATCAACATCAGTTTCTTTACATCTAGCCTCTAAATAGATGTCTAAAGACTCACAGCGCTGCATATATGATTTATATGTTTCCTTAGTTCTTTCACATTCCTGTTTGATTGCATCTACTAATGCTTTGGTTGGCTTCTTATTGTTGATGAACTTCTTTAGAGAACTCCAGCGTGGATCAATAGAGAAAACCTTAGTTGCACAGTATCCATCAAAGTCACCTCTATGCACATAATCATTAAGAGCCTTATTAATGAGTTTTCTTACAACCATTTCATTCTCTGCTTCCTTATCTGTGAATTCCTTAATATCACTAGATAAGGAACTAATAGAAGCATCAAACATCTTAAGAACTTCTTTCATATCGTTCTCGAAGTCTGTGTAGACTTTCATTGCTTCTTTTTTGACTGCCTTCTTGCTTTCATTGACATTGTCTTTTTCTTTCTTCAGTTTAGAAACAACATCAGATAACTCTTTATAGTTGTCTGCAGTCACTACAATGCCGTCATAGCGTTTCAAATAAGACTTTACAGCCTCTTTGAAGTGTTTTACGTTACATCCTTCAATCTGCGCTGGAATGACCTTCACAACGCTTAAACTAGGCATCTCAGCAACTTCATTGACATCTGCATCAATAGGCTGTGTATCTTCTTCCACTGCATCCTGATACTTTACTAATTCATAGCTTTCAGCGTGTTCTTCTTTTAATGCGACTACTGATCCGTCTGGTGCAACTGCGATAACTGCACTCACTGCACCGAAAGGCCACTCAAGCCCTTCAACTTTCTTTTTGTCATCTGCGAGCATGACTTTGATGATTTCAAAATCAATCTTGTCAGTGACAACACCGAGATAGCCGCCATATAAGCGGTCTTTAATTTCTTGTTTAAATCTCATTCTTTTTTCTTCCTCCTATAGAAAATTTGGTTCAATATCTTCCACGATGTGCTTTTTCCAGAAGGCTTCTTCATCTGCTTCTAGCTGCATTAGATCCAAAAGCACCTCGCTTCTTTCAATTCTTCTAATAATTGTCTTGGTTTCATCACACCATGGCATCATGGCTATTGCGAATAAGACAACGAATTCAGCGCCTGTCACATTCATGTAGTGCAAGCACTGACAGTAATATGTCTGAGGCATTGAATCATCGCCCCATTCTTCTTGGAAGTACTGCCACTTATTAATAGTGGTTGACTTTATTTCAAGTATTCCGCTTGATCCATCTTCTTTTCTGATTAGAGCGCCATCTAGATTGGCTCGCATCCAATCCTTATCCTTGCGAGATAATGAATAATCCTTTGTGTCAATGACTTCATAGTCATCACCATAGAGCGCTTCAAACAGGTTGAACATTACAGGCTCTAGACGGTTTCCCATCTCAATGGCATGATTTGAAACCTGAGGTCTTTTTTGTCTGCCCGTCTTATCTTCCCACAACTCATGAAGAGTGGTGTAGCGGTTGACACCTTCGATTATTCCAGCATCTGAACCGCCAATTCCTTTTCTTCTCTGAGAGAGCCACCCTTCTTTATCTTTTGGAATCGGATCATAGAGACAATCGAACAATCCTTTGAAAGAAGTCATCATATTTCCTCTAAAGCTGCGATTACATCTTTAATAAGAGCCATGCCACTGTCTCCAGTAACATCAATAAACATTTCTGCATTACCTTCATAAAGTCTGACAGTGACCTCTTCATTGCCGTTCTTGTCCTTGTGATATAGCATTTCTGCTATTTCATCACTCCACTTTCTAGTTCTAGTTAGAGTCTCAAACAGGCTCTCTAGAATATCTTTCTTATTCTCCATCTAAGTAATCCCCCTCAAACAAGTTGTCTAGCTTCTCCAAAGCCTCACAGATTGCATCATAACTATTTACATCACCTAACTGCCCAAACGCTTCAATTGCAGCATCAGGACATTCATATACCTTATTTAGAATTATATTGAATTCCTTTTCTTCTCCTTCATCGTCAAACCCATTAGTAAAGCGTCCTTCTTTGGCAGCTTTAACGATGTAAGCAAATAGCAATAAGTACTGCCATGTGTTTCCTGTTCCTGTTACTTCACAGTTCCCGTTTTTAATCTCAAGGTGTAGGAATGGTGTTTCTACGTGTTTGATCATGATTATTTATCCCCCTTTAATCCGATATATTCCAAAAATAAGATGTTTAATCCTAATGAGAAAGCACTTAAGACATGTGCGGCTGTACTATCCCAATTTGTGCCTGTACTAATCATTGAAATAACCATGCCTAAAACAAAAGTGTTAAATGCAATCAATACGATTCTTTTACTATTCATAATTTCCTCTTTCTGTGCTACAATTAGCACTGTCTGATTTTTATCAATCTTTTCCGAGAAGATTGAGTGGGAGCACACGATGGCTGTCGTGTGTTCTTTTTTGTGCTCATAAGCACTTAGCGCTAGGAGACCGTATACAGTAGGTATGTATAGTCAATGGAATTACCCAAAAAGAGAAATGTTAAATTATGTATTGCAGTTCATTCTACGAATTATTATTTGTCTCCTAGCCTTAGGTGCCTACGAGCAACTAAAGCTACTTATTCAATTGTCTTTCTTTTAGTGAGCTCCTCTACCACTGCTGCAATCAACTTATCTGAAGGAGCTCTATAATAATTGTTCATGTAATCAAAGAAGGCCTTACGTGGGATGTAAGTACTTCTTTTACCTGAGTCATGTTTTACTACTGACCCAGGCATTACGCCCTGTTCTATAGCGTTTAGGATGAAGTCTCTACTTTTCTTAGTGATTCTCATTACTTCCTCAACGCTGATACTCCATTCATCCATGATGATCACCTCCTATTGAAGGAACTTATTAATGAAATACTGCTGACCCTTGCCAGTAATCTTAGGTGTCTTGGTTGTGATGTTTACACCTGAACCGTTGACGTAAGAGCCTTCCTTGATTTCAAAGAGACCTAGTTCCATAGCCTTCTGTGTAGGCATGTTGTAATCAGTGCCCTGGCGCTTGATCAGATAGCCTTTTTCTCTGAGCCATGCAAATAAACGCTTCTGACCCATTTCAATGCCATTCTGCTTTAAGATTTTACGAGAATAGATGTGTGGCTAGTTGCTACTGCATCAGCAAATACCACCTTTGGCTTCATCTCCTCGATTACTTTATCCTTAGCAGCTAAGACGCTTTGAGCCTCGATTAATGCCTTAGCCATTAATTCCTGTCCGCTTAGTTCCTTCACTTGGTACTGCCCTGTTTTTCTTAATGCTGGGAGTACTTCACTTGTTACCCATCTCTTAAATTTCTTGGCGCTTGGTAACTTGCTGAAAGGACTAAGCTATAAAGACCAGATTCATTGATGATAACCATATTTTGTTTACCTGAAGGGGTCTCCATTTTGGAGATACCTCTATCGTATTCATCAACACGCTTTCTAACTGTATCTGTTGGCTTTTCATAGCCAAGTGCTTCAGCTATGTCTTTCCCAACAAACCAAGGTTCACTGTTAATCACTAATGTTCTTACTGAACCGAACTCTTGATTTTTAAATACTTGTAATTCAT